TATTATCTTACTAAGGAGAAAAAATGCCAACCTTTCCAGGCGCAACAGGTGATGTAGTAACTTCCGCTATGTGGAATGGACTACCAGCCTTTACAGTACAGACTGCTAAGACCGCTGATTATACAGCTGCTAGTGGTGATGAGTACCAACAATTAGTACAAATGAATAAGGCTACAGCTATTGCATTTAAGTTACCTACAGATGCTACATATAACTTTGCAATAGGCACAGCGATTACAGTGCTTAATATCGGTGTAGGTGACTGCACAATTAGCGCAGTAACTAGCGGTACTACAACAGTACTTAGTGCTGGTGCTGTGGCTGCTTCACCAACCTTAGCCCAATACAAAACTGCGGTCTGTATTAAAACAGCTGCTAATGCTTGGTATGTGGTAGGCGGAATTGCTTAATACAATCCTTGGCAGTTTTTCTAGCGGTGTGGCGGCTTCCACAAGCAGTTACGAATCTATTGCTACTGTAACTGTCGGCTCAGGTGGAAGCGCAACTATTGATTTTACTTCAATACCTGCTACTTATACTCATTTACAATTAAGAGGTATTGCAAGAAGTACTGCCGTAAATGATAGAGCAGATGTTTTAATGCGTATAAATTCCGACACAGGAAATAATTATGCTGGTCATCAAATAAACGGAGATGGCTCTAGCGTTTCAGCAGGTACTTTAGGTGGAACTCCACCCGTTAATTATTTATATCCAGCGTATGTTACTGCCGGTAGTAATACTGCTTCAGTTTTTGGTGTTGCAATAATAGATATTTTAGATTACGCAAATACAAATAAATATAAAACAATAAGAAGTTTAAATGGTAGTGATATTAATGGGAGCGGTAATGCTACGCTTAGAAGTGGTTTATGGCAGTCAACTTCCGCTATAACTTCAATTAATTTATCAATGTCTAATTTTGCTCAGTATTCCCAATTCGCCCTATACGGAATTAAAGGTGCATAATGTCATCAACCTATGAAAAGATAGCGACAACTACTTTAGGTAGTTCTGTATCAACTATTGATTTTTCTAGCATTACCTCTGCATATACTGATCTAGTAATAATTATTACTGCTAAAATGTCAAATGACACTGATCTATGGATAAGGATAAATAACGATTCAGGTTCTAATTATTCTTATACAGTTTTAAGGGCTACTGGAACTGCTGTTACAAGCGGTAGAGGTTCTAATGTAACTGCTGGATTATTGGCGGATTCCGAAGGATTGCCAGGTAATGATAACAACCATATTGCAATTTGCCAGTTAATGAATTATTCCAATACAACTACTAATAAGACAATGATTACTAGAGCCAATAGAGCCAATAAAGGTGTAGATGCCGTTGTTTCTTTATGGCGTTCTACTGCCGCAGTAAATCAAATAACCATATTAAATGTTGGTGGAGAAACTTTTTCATCAGGAACTAAAGCAACTATTTACGGAATTAAGGCGGAATAATGGCAACTACATATACTTTAATTTCATCTGTAACAGTGGGGTCAGGTGGTGCGGCTAATATGGAATTTACTAGCATAGCCGCCGATTATACTGATTTAGTAATAAAAATTAGTGGTAGAACAAATGCCTCAAATTATGTAGATGACTTGATGCTTCAATTTAATAGCGATACTGGTTCTAACTATTCTTATCGTCAGTTATACGGAACTGGTAGTGCTGCTGGCTCAGGAAATGCAACGACATCAGGTGCTTATATTGGCACTTGTACTGCGGCAACTGCAACCGCTAGCACCTTTGGAAACCTTGATACTTATATTCCAAATTATGCAGGAAGCGCAAACAAATCTGTGTCGGCAGATGCCGTAACAGAAAATAATGCAACTGGTTCGTTTGTAAATCTAGTTGCTTCATTATGGTCAAACACTTCCGCTATTACTTCAATTAGAATCTTATCTTTAAATGGTAATAACTTTGTTCAATACAGTTCGGCTTATCTATATGGAATATCTAACGCATAAGGAGAAATGATGACTAACAAGATCGTAGTAGATTGCTCAACAGGTGAGGTGCAAGAGATTGCATTAACCGCTGAGGAGATTGCAGAGCGTGAGGCTATGGCTGCAGAGTACGCAGTACAGAAGGCTCAAGAGGAAGCTGACAAAGCTGCTAAGGCTGAGGCTAAATCTGCATTACTTGACAAGCTAGGCATAACAGCCGAAGAAGCACAGCTACTACTAAGTTAATGAAACCCTGGTTATGTGCAGCTGGTGTGCAGTTAAGAGATCAGATTGATACGTGGTTTCCAGATCGCAGTACTGCCAGTCCAGAAGGATGGCTGGGCGATAGTCGTCACTCCTCCAGAAAATCGGATCATAATCCAGACAAATCTGGGGTCGTCCGAGCAATTGATATTAATGCTAGGTTACAGTCATCCGACAGCCTCGCACCTTATCTGGCTGACCAAATCAGAATCGCAGCCAAATCGGATCCACGCATATCATACGTCATCTATAACGGGCGGATATGTTCAAAAATTCTAAATTGGAAATGGCGTAAATACAGAGGTATTAACCCGCACCGCTCACATCTGCACTGTAGTTTTACTAAGGCAGGCGACAAAGACGGCAGAGAATTCGACATACCACTACTAGGGGGAAAAATATGAAGATAACAAAGAAGCAGAAAGCCATACTAAAATCCTATGCACGTGGGGTATTAGTATCTTTTTTAACATTTTTAGCAAGTAATGAATTAGGTTTAGATCCAGCACTAGCTGTAATAGTTGCAGCTTTCGCTGGTCCAGCAGTTAGGGCTTTAGACAAATCCGATGTAATCGGTACTAATGAAAAATGAGTCCAGCGGAATGGGCTGGCTTTGGCGCTGGTATTTGCGCAGTGCTGAGCGCAGGGCTAATAGGATTACGTTTCTTAGTTAAAGGTTGGTTAAACGAACTACGACCTAATGGTGGATCTAGTATGAAGGATCAACTAACTAGATTAGAACAGCGTGTCGATGATCTATTCCTTATCATGAATAAGCGACAATAGCAATATGGCAACCGCACGCAAGCGTAAGAAGGTTAATAAGCGCAAGGGTAAATACACCCATGAGCAGATCAATACCAAGTTAGATACCTATGCCATCTCGTTGCGTGAGTTTTATTTAAGCCTAAGACGTGCAGGATTTCCAGTAGATCAAGCTCTAGGGATGTGCGATAAAAACGTATTCCCAGACTGGATAGCACCAACCAGTCCAGACTTTGATCCAGTTAATCCAGACCATGACCCCTACGAAGACGAGGACTAATTGCGCAAAATTGCGTTTGTGTCAGATCTGCAAGTTCCTTTTTTTAATGAAGCAAGTGTCAAATCAGTAGGCCGTTTTTTAGCCAAGTGGCGGCCTCATAGAACTATCTGCATAGGCGATGAAATTGATTTACCACAATTAGGCGGTTTTAATGCTGGCACTATCGATGAGATGGTTGGCAACATAAATGACGATAGAAAACAAACACAAGAAGTATTAAGTTATTTAGGGGTAACAGATGTACTGGGGAGTAACCATGGAATCAGACTCTACCGATCAATTAAAAAAAGACTCCCATCTTTCCTTAACCTACCCGAAATGCAGTATGAGCGTTTTATGGGATATGACAAGCTCCAGATTAAATTCCACCCCTTTGGGCTCGATTGGGCACCAGGCTGGACAGCCGTTCATGGTGACGCTTTCCCTCTTAGCCAAGTACCTGGGCAAACGGCCTTAAATGGCGCTAGAAGGCTTGGTAAGAGCGTGGTGTGTGGGCATACCCATAGATTAGGCCAATCGGCCTTTACAGAGGCATCTAGAGGCCAATTAGGGCGTACTGTATGGGGCGTTGAGGTTGGCAATTTAGTAGATTTGAGTAGTTCAGGCATGGCGTATACAAGGGGCTATGCAAACTGGCAGCAAGGCTTTGCCGTGGCCTATGTGTACGAGCGTAAAGTCCAAGTAATTACAGTGCCTATAAATTCAGATGGCAGCTTCATATTTGAGGGCAAACTCTACAAATAACGTTATCAAATCGTTATCAAATATAGGCTCTAAATCATCCACAAAGTCGTACACAGGTGTAACACTATTACTATGCCACAAAGCGTGAGCATAGAAAGTAGGGCTACATGTACACAGAGCTGAAAGACTTTGGGTATTTAATTATGTGGGGAGTAATCGTAG